GGATCGTCGATGGTTCCATATTCGAAAGTACCAGTCAACTCAATCACTCCCACACGGACGCCAGCGGCAACGGTTTTCTGCACGATCTGGGCGAATTGCCGCGGGTCCATCCCCACGGCATTGATCCGCTCGATGGGTAGTTGAATGAGCGAAATTGCCGCGGGCTCCGGTTCGATTGGGTCGTTGTAGAGCTCCACGATACGGATCTCGCTTGGGTTCGTATTGAGCGCGGTCGCCAGAACCGTGATGATCGTGTTTATGTCGCCCTTTGAGAGATTTCGGGCGATCTTGGACTTGATGAGGATCCTGTAGATTTCATCGGTCGCCATCCCGCGCGGTTGACCTACGTTTTCTCCGATCCGGTCCAACGTCGTTCCCTCGGCCTTGTCGATGTCGCGCCATTCCTCCACCCGCCGAGCGGTCTGCTCCAGCTTTTGCAGCTGTGCAGCGAAAATGGACATCAGCTTCCCGACGTTCGATTCAGGGTCCTTTCTGAAGACGTCCGTCAGCCTGCGGAGCATGTCCTGCACGGTTATCATGTCGCATGCACCACCTCGATGATGGCGTGCGACGTCTGCGCGACCTGCTGCTGGTCGATTGGGATGTTGGCCTGCGTCCATGTGGCACCATCCGTGGAGAGCTCGACTGTGGCATCCTCGATGCCCGCCACCTTGTACACGGCCGCGATCAGCCGGCTATGAATGACGTCGTCGCCCATGTTCAGGCCGACATAAAGCTGGCCATCATAGTCCTCGCCGCCGATGTAACGGATGATGGCCGATTCCACCTGCTCATCTCCATCGACCGGGTACTGGTTGTTCGTGCAGACCGTGACCCGGACATGGATCGGCACCTCTTCGGCGTACGAAAACCGAATCGTGTGCGGATTCCCGGAAATGTCCTTCACCACGACGCTTTCTGTGCCGTATGATTCGATCCCCGCCGCTTTCGTAGACAGGATCGTCTGACCGATGTCCTCGGGCTGGCCGCCGAGCACATACGCCTCGAAAGACTTCGGCGGACGGCCAGCTGCGTCTGTGGTCATGGTATTGTTCTCGATGACGACAGCCGCCCGGACGCCAGGCGTCCGAAGAAGCGCCGACCGGATGCTGTCGATCGTCGCGGCGCCGCCGCCGGCGGTGGAGAGCGCGAAACGTTCCCGAAATTCTTGGTCGGTCTCCTTGTTTTGGCCTCCGGACGTTGGCGCCGGGTTTATGCAGGCTGTGATGTTCGCGTTCGGGTTGGTGATGATCGTGATAGTATTCGCCGCCACGTTCCCGATCGTACCGGCCTCCAGCGCCCGGATCTCGCCGGTCCCGACGCCGGTCTCATCCAGCGTGATATCCTCGATCGTCTCGAAAACCACCCCGGACGGCGTCTCGACACGGAAACCGGCCGGCTCCGTGTGCCCCGGCGTCCCGGTCATTTGGATCGTTCCGGTCGCCCAAGTGGCGAGTTTCCGCTGTATGCCGACGTACGGACCGAGGCGGTCGAGCTGGACGCCCTCAGCGGTGTTCACGTATGCACCGTAGTAGGTGTTTTCCGTCGTCTGCCACACCTTCGAGAGAAACCACGCGAACAGGCGGAGTAGGATGCCGAGGAACGACCGTTCGGACGTATTCACGTTTTCCCCGAACCGCGCCCTCGCCTCGGTCTCCATCTCCGCGAAGATTTCCGCATATGTGGGACGCTTGAACCCCTTCGCGTCAAGCACCGATTGTCACCTGCCCTTCGATGGATTCCCCGCTGGCAGCCACCGCCCGGAACGAGGCGATCAGCTTCCGGTTTTTCATGTCGCGCTCGATCCGGATGTCCTCCACGCTTTGGATTCGCTCGTCCTGCATCGCGCCCCGGATGATTTCTGCACGCATTTCCTCGTCGTTCGGCTTCTTGCCCACGAACGCGGCATGCCGGATCCCGATTTCCGGATTCAAAAACCACTCCCCCTGGTTGGTCTGCATGCCGATGTAGACCGTCTGCCGAAGCTCGTCCGCGCCTTCGACGATTGCAATGTCGCCCTTTTCGAAGACGATGTCGCCGTCCACGATTTTGATGTCCTTCACGTGATCAGCCTCCCCAGGATGACCGCGTCGTTCAGGCTGTGGTGCCGAGTGGAGTCCGGGAGAACGGGCCGCCCGCCACCGGCTAGAACCGAATCCAGCGCGCGCTCGGAAAAAGCGACGAACACGATGTCGCCGGGTTCGTAGACGGGCACATACTCCTGCGGTTCCCCACCGTTCACCCGGAACCGTTGCGCCAACACGGGCACATTCTGGACGATCGGAAGCTCCCGAGGCGGCCGCCCGACTTCCTTCGTCATGTGCAGGGGTTGGATCGTCGCCCGGCGTCGCGTCTCGTCGTAGCTGACGATCCGCGCCGGCATGGCCGTGTGCAGGTGCAGCAGATGCTGCCTGATGAAAGTTTTCAGGAACTCCTCAGCGTCCGGCACTCTCGATCACCTCCGCAGTCGTCAAGAACGTGTCCATATTGCAGACGTGGCGCCCGCGCCGTACCCGGAACCGGCCCCGGACGAATTTCGATTCCAGGTTGATGATCGACGCCGTCGTAATGCGGTGCTGCAGCAGGCATTCGATGTGATAGCCCTTCACGCCGTCGCGATCCTCGAAGTATTCCGGGCTGCCGACCAAACCGGTGTCGTTTCGGAGCACGAATTGGGCGTCGTCCCCGTCACTCAGCGCACGGACATACAGTTTTCCGCGGTTGATGTAGAACGCGGCGCCGCAGTCCTTCGCCACTTCCTCGCAGTGGTCGACGATGGAGCCACTGACGGTGTATCCTTCCGAATACACTTTGTTCCGCGGCAGCCGAAACGACCCGATCGGCACTTTCAGCAGCGGAATCAGGTCGTTCAGGATCGTCCGGCCGGTGACTCCCGGCGCATATGCTTTTTCCTCGATTTTTACGCCGGTCAGGTCCGGACCGTCCAGCACGTAGATCGACGTCACCTTGTCCGGGCCGTCTTTCCGCGTCGAGACGTAAGACACCCGGCCGGACAGCAGCAGGCCGACGTCTCCCTCATACCCGGCGTTGATGGTCAAAATGTCGTTCCGCTTGATACGGCTGATCGTGTCCTGCGACAGATTGAAGATGCGGATCACGCTTTCGTTCGGGCTGGCATCGTCATCGAATGGCACGTCGAATTCGATGTAGAGGTCCTTCGACCGGAACGTTTTTCCGCCGACGGACACCTCTACGACCCTGCCAAACTGCTCCATTGATCATTCCACCACCTGCAGGAACACCGTTTCGCCCAAGTTGGCATGCCCGACGCGCGTCTCCAGCCCGGCGTCGTCCTTCGGTACGAGCTGAAGGACCGGGAAACGCTGATCGAATACGTCCACAAACAGCGGCACGCCGTACACCAACTTTTCGCCGTATACGAGTGCCTCGCCGTCCTTATACAGGTCCAACGTGAAAAAATCGAAGTCCGCATTATAGCGGACCTCGATCTCGAAAACCTCGGCGCCCAGGACGATTTCAAATCGATACGGTGTTTGCTCCTTTTGAATCGGAACGTACATCAGGCCACCCTCACCTTCTGCCCGATCTGCAGCCGTTTCGGGTCGACGCCAGGATTTAGCGAGAGCAGCGTTTGCCATGTCGTCCCATATTTCGGCGCAATTGAATAGAACGTCTCACCGCGTCGAATTGTGTGAAATTGTTGCCTATCTGCAGGCGGCTTGTCGGCGACTTGCTGGCGGCCGGCGCTGGTCGTCGGTTTGACCTGCGCAAGCATGACCGGATCATTCAGAAATGGCGCGTAGCTGGGCTTTGCGATCCGAACCTGCTGCAGGGTCATGGTGAACCGGAAACCGTTCGAAACCCGGTAGTCGTGCTCGGTATTGAGACTGGAAATGACGACCTGCCGGAAAGCGTTTCGGCCAATGTAGTCCAGCCTCTGGCCGCTGAACATGGCTTCCTTCAGCTTTTCCCGGATGTCTGCGGCTTCCGGGCCAACGATTTCCCCGGTGATCGTCATGACAGTCGGCAGGCGCTCGATATGGTCCGTCAGATCGATGTCGTCTTCGACCGGGTACTGCGTGACGTTCACGCTATATTCCGGCTGCTCCAAAACGACGTGAATCTGGTATCCGCCAAGAATCGCCATGACTCACACCTCCAGCACCGCCGGATAGTTCCGACGCAAGCTTCGCCAGAATTCCTCCATCCCCTCGCGGGCGCCCTGACGGGCCGCTTCCCGGACCGCCACTGCACCACCGGCAGCCGCCGCAGCAGAAACGTTCACATGGATGGTCGCGTTAATCGACGGGGAAACCGCCGTAAACCGATCCCGCATGTATCGGCGGTTTTCTGCTTTCGTCAGCACGCGTTCACCCTCATGCAGGCGGGCGATGTAGTCGTCTTTCGGCACGTACGGGAGACCGCTGGCGTGGGAGCCGTGCACAAATTTGCTGGTGAGGCGATCCCACCAACTCTGTCGGATGGGGACCATGTAGGTGTCCTCCCATCCGGAAAGTGGCTGGTCCTTCGGCTTTTCCTCCAACCTCCGAATCATGTCGGCCATGCCAGCCTGACGTTCGATGCGTTCGGCCTCTTTTGCGTCGCCAACCGCACGCGCCGTTTCCGACACTCCAAACACGAATCCGACGCCAGATCCGGCCGCCGTTCCCCATGGTCCGAACCGCGAGCCGACGGCTCCGCCTGCCACAGTCGAAAGGGCGATTGAAAGGAACGGATACTCCGCTATTTTCTCGCGGAATCCTTCCCAAAGGCCAGCACCGAGCGCAACGCCAGCTTTCTTTCCGACGTCGGTCACTTTCGGAAGACTGTTCTCGAGCACACTGATTCCAAATTGGACGAGCTTCGCAGTACCGTCTTCGATCATGTCACGACCGCCGGAGTCATACCAGGCGTCGAATTTGGATTTGATGTCGCTGAGGACGTAGTCGATCTTCTTGTTAATCGGAAGTGACTGGAACTCTTCATTCTCGAGATACCGGATCCGGATGTAGCTGAAAGCCCGTTCGCCCTGTCTCATCAGGTAGTCGAAGCCTTCATACGCCACCCGCTCCAATGCTCGCCCCCACCGCTGAATCTTGTCTTCGTTCTCCTCGATCCACCAGTTCAGTTGTTGCAGGCGCGGTTTCAATGCCTGTGCCAGACCGTCCCCCCAGCGTTTCACGACGACCAGGTTGAAAGTCTCCATGATCTGGCTTTTCAGCCCGTCGAGGGATTCAGCCTGCTTCTTGAGCATGTCAGGAAACCGCTCATTCATGCCCTCGATCAGCATTTCGATGGCCTCACTGGCGGGAATCAGACCCTTCGAGGACAAGTCCATCACTTCTCTCGTGGACTTGTTCATCTTCGTGGCCAGGATTTCCCACGCCGGAATACCGGCTTCGGTCAACTGTAGCATTTCCTCGGCGCTGACTTTCGCCTTGGCTTGCATCTGTCCGATTGCCAGCGAAATTCGATCGATGAGGTCCGTTCCTCCGCCCAATCCGGCCGCAGCGTTCCCGATGGCAGTGAGGTACGGAATGATTTGTTCCTGCCGGAACCCAAACGCCAGCATGCGTTTCGCGGCGTCCTGGACACCGGCCAACTCGAAAGGCGTTTCGATCGCAAACCGGTTCATCTCATCGATGAACTTGCGGGCCTTCTCGGCGCTGCCGAGCATCGTGGTGAATGCGATCTCAGCCTGCTCGAACTCGCTGGCCACCTGAAGGGGATTCATGAACCCGTACCGCACGGCTCCATATGATGCCATGCCGCCGAGAACCATGCCTGGGAGGGAGAATGGCGCCCGCAGTATCGCTCCACCGAGCCGGAATATGCTCGAACTGAGCCGTGCGCCGAGGATGCTAGCTTTTTGGAGTGCCGTGTACGCCGCGGAGCCGAATCGCTGGAACTTCGTCCGTGCTCGGTCGGCCTGATCCCCGCTTTCTTTCATTTCCCGTTTCAGTCGCTTCACTTGGTCGGTCGGCTTGTCCAGGGCGGTCTTTGCTTCCTTTCCGGTCTTTTTCAGCTCGTCGCCGAGATGCTCGGCCTCGTCGCTCGCATCGGCCAGCTCCTTTTCAAACCGCTCGACAGCACCGCCAAGCATGGACGCTTTGATTTCGTCCAGCAATTTGTCGAGCCGGCGTAGCGGCGCATCATCGATCTTCCATCCGACTTCCGCGTACAGGCTTCTCAGGGCTTCACCGGCCACGGTATTCCCCCTCCTTTCGGAAACATATCCAGCGCTGCGTTCGCTTCCAGAATCTCATCCCAATCCATCATGTCGACCTCGGACGGCGGGAGGCCGCCCTCGAAAACGAGCCGCCAGAACAGATACCGCTGTTCGGCCATTTTTGCGTAGAAATTGGGATCAGGACGTTCCGGGGGCGTGCAGAAATCGGATCGCTTCCGCGAACACCTCTTCCATGATGTCCAGGTGATCGTCCCAGAAATCCCAGTTGGTGCGCGGGTTCGCGATCACGTGTTCCATGATCTGTGCATAGTACGGCTCGGACATCAGCTGGCCGTACCTGTTTTTGCTGGCGTCCGTCATTTGAATGGCCTTCCGCACACCCGGGAACTGGAACGTGAATTCGATGCCGCCAATGGTGACGGTCTTCTGGCGTGGCTTCTTGATCACGTCGCTCACGAATCATTCCTCCTTATGGAAATGGAAAAAGAGGGGCCGGATCCGGCCCGTTCATTCTTGCGTGTAATCGAAGACCTGCAGCTGGTACGCCCGAGCTTCGACGGAATTGGAGTACGACCGGCTTGCAGGCCGCAACACCCGGGCCTGTGTCCCGCCGGTCTTTTCCCGCGGTTCGTTCTGATTGATCACCCACACCGAAACCATCTGCTTCGATGCCGCGAGCCGGTCCAGATAGGGTACGGAAGGAGAGGTCTGCTGAAGCGTCAGGGTGATCGCGCCGAGGGGATTGTTGACTTCAGCGACCGCCACATCACCCTGGGCACCAACGGACGTTTGGAACGTATCTTCCGCCTTCTCGCATTCCACGAATGAGCCTTCAGCGAATCCGGTGATGTACACGCCACCGACGGTCACCGTCACATTTTTCGCGTCATAGGATCTGATCACGTTGCTTCCCTCCTTCACACCGAGATGGTGCCGCGGATGGTCGCTTCATGCACAGCGCCGGCCAGTTCGAACGAGAACGTGGCGCCGGTGTACTTCCGCTGCGCACGGTCAGCGGGGTTCGTCTCTTCCCGCCGCGGGAAGTTGGTGCTGTACAGCGGCAGGCCGTCGGCGTCCGCGGCGATGATGCCCTGGTTGAACCCTTCGCGCAGCACATTCACCGTCGCGGCTTCCAGTTGCGCGATTCCGGCGTTCGTGAACGGAATCTTCGGCGACTGGTTCAGCAGTTTCTGCAGGCTGTGCTCGATGTTCACCTGCACCCAGTCCTTGGCCATGATGACGTCGATGTACTCGCCGCTCACGACTTTGCCTTCGCTCGTCACATCGTCCCCGGCCTTCGTCACGTAGGCATTCCCGCCGGCGGCATGGACGTTGTTCAGTTCGGTCGCAGTCAGGTTGTCCGACGTGATTCCGACAAGCCGCTTGAACTTCCACGTCACGCTGCCCACAGGCTGCGCACCAGCGGCGCCAACCCAAGCAGCCTCGGGATACTTTGCGACTTCCGCCGGGTCGCTGTGATAAAGCACGAACGTGCGGTCGTATTTCTTGGCGAAGATGGCCGCCAGATCGGCCAGGTCCGCCGTCCGCGCCGCAAACAGCTTTCCGCCGCGCTGCTCGATGACGTCAGCAACCGCGATGATGTCGGAGACGTCGGCGCTCGTGATGATGGCGAAGTACCAGTCGCGCTCGTAGACGGCGCCGAGAACATCCGTGAAGGTCCCGGCCACGTCAGAATCGTATGCGGCGATGGCAACCTTCGCCGGCCGATTGTCGCCTTGCGCGAAGATTGCGGCGGCCGCCTTGTATGCCTCGGTCCCCTCAGCATAGTCCGCCTTTACGGCGTCCAGATCGAGGTACTCCTTGAACGGCGAGCCACCTGATTTCCCGGTCAGGATCAGCGGATTGCCGAACCCAATTAGGCCGGGCGGCTTGACCAGGTCGATGGTGACCGTCACATCTTTCAGAGGCACTTCGATCAACTCCTTTCAATTTCAGCAGATTCGATATACACGTCGTCCATTTCGGACCGGGCCACAACCCGGAACCGCACGTCGCAGCCGACTCGGCGCTCATATTCGACCGTAAGGAACACGTCACGGTTCTGGGCGTTGGTGATTTCGACGACCGTGATCCCGGCGCCGCGCAGCGCATCCCGCCCCGTGAAGTCGAAAAATTCGATGAGCGCATAGCATCGCTGGTAGGCATCGTCCGCGTCCCGGGAGTGCACCGTGAACGAAAACACGATCTCGACATGCTTTTCCTGCGTCCGCCGGATGCCGCCGTCCACGTTCTCGACATCCTCGACGCCGTGCGCGGGCGCGAGGTACGGAGACGTCATCTTGTACGTGACGAACGGATACGGCGGCATTTTCCCCGTCTGGTCTCCCATGATGACCGGGATTCCAAGCGCCGCGGACAGCGGGCGGACGATGGCTGATCTGAGGCTGGCATAATCAATCAACCGCGCTCACCCGCTTTGCAAGGTACTGGTGGAAGTCCGCATATTCGGAGAAGTCCGTTTCTTCCTCGATCCGGTAATTCTTTCCGCGGTAAACGATGTGCGACTGTAGCGGGAACGCTTCGAGGGCGATGATCAGCCGGTCCTCCGCCGTGTACCGCCCGCCAGATTCGTACAGTGTGCGCTCCGGAACTGGAAGAATGACTGCTTTCGTGTCACGAGTGACGTCATGCGGCTCACGCCAGATGCCGTCGTTATCGTAGCTCCCGGTTTCGCGGCTGATGAGCTGGCACGGAACGCTGTATTTTTCGATGAGGTGCCTGAAACGATACAGATTCGGCACGTCACACCACCTCGTACACGATCGCCTCAAGCAGGTGCCCGGTATGGACCAGCGGATTGCTTCGCCCGGTCATTTCCACGGTCATCCGGGAAAGCGGCGGTTCGCTCAAGTTCCGCAGGTACTCCTGCATCATGCCTTGCAGCTGAAGGCCGAGCGCTTCCAGCACCGTGTCCGCCGGCGTGCCCTTCCGGAATGCCTCGATCAACCATTTTTTCGCTTCTTCCAGAAACGCTTTTTCGTTTTCGTCGAAACCGGCGCGGATGAACGACCGCTCCGGGATGACGATGTGCGTCGTGTCTTTTCGCAGAGGATACCCTTGCGCAGCGAACCACTTCCGCATCTTCGGCGTCACCGGGATCCGGGCGCCGAATTCATGCACCCGGCCGATCATGGCCATGTCGCCGCCCATGATGCCGACGCGGATCTTCCGCTTGCCCAGGTTGTCCAGCTCCTTCAGGAGCCGGGGAATGCGGTTTTCATCGCGAACCTTCACGGGCATGGCAGCACATCCCGCTTGCTGGACCCGGCCGGCACGAACCGGATCCGGGTGTACGGTTTCAGGAGCGCGAACCATGGCGCCGTGCTGCCGCCGGATGCGCCGCTGATTCCCCCGCCGGTCGTCCAGATTTCCGCCGGGTTCCGGAACGTCTGCCGCAGCTGGCCAACCTGCTCGGATTCGACCACCCCGGCGGCCGCGCCCTCCGTGCCAATACCCGCAGCCAACGCCGCCTGGATCATCATGCTGATCGCCAGCTTCACACCAGACGGCAGGATGATGGCGTCGCTGTCATTCTTCGTGAACGGATTCTGTGTCCATTCGATCACGAAATCGATGGCAGCTGACAGAAGAATTTCAAGCAGAGCGTCCTTCGATGTGTCTTCCGCCGGGATCCCGAGCAGAGTTTTCAGCTCATTCAGCGTCATTTTTCTTTCCGCCCTTCTTCGGCGGAGTAGGCGGTTCCGGTGCGGATTCCTGGACCTGTCTGGCGATCCCGTGCTTTTCCCAGCGAGCCGCGACGGCCTCGGTCACATCGATGACATCCCCGGGTTTCAGCGGCCGCCCGTAGAAGGTCTGCACCAGCATTTCCACTTGCACCACGATCACCCTTTCATCGAAAAATACCCTGCGGAAGCACGTCTTCCGCAGGGTTGAATCATTACGGCGATGCCGGCGGCTTCAGGACGGAGAACATGAACCGGGTGTTTTCGTTCCGGTCGAGCTGGTTGATCGGGTTCGGAATTTGCCAAGCGAGCCGCATCACGCAACGCAGGGCCACCATGTCCTGCTGAGCGAGGTTATACACGATCTCGCCGGTCGCCGGGTCCTGAATGACCGCTTCCGTCAGGATCTTGTACGTGATGTCCTGCCGGATCGCGTACACCAGCTGGCTCCAGTCGCCGGAAATCATCAGCGATTTCGTCGGATCCACCGCGCCATTCAGCGGGAAGATCATCCGTTCACCGTCAAGCTGGTACCGGGTGCCTTCCTGCATGGTCGCCTTGAAGATCGGCTGACCATCGGCGTCCCTCAGCCCGCGCAACTTCGCGCGCATGCTCACGGCGGCCACGTGTCCGTTCACGAAAAAGCCGCTGCGCTCGACCAGGTCGATCACGCCGCCCTCGGCCATGATGTCGTCGTACAGATCGTTTCCGGTGCCGAGCGTCACGACCTTGCCTTTTTGCTCAGCCTGCGTCACGATACCATCCGGCCAGGTGGACGGCTTGTTCGTGCCGTACAGAACGGCTGCGTCGAACACTTCGCCGAATGCCGCCTCAATCCGCGGGCGGATTTGGCCCCAGATGTCGTATTCGGCGTCATCCAGCACAGCCTCCGGGATCGGCACGATGACCGCAATTTCCTCGGCTTCGAGGTACTTGTTCTTCCAGTCCACCTTCGTGGTTTGCTTCGTGCCGGTGTCGCCGTTGACGAAATATGCCATGGGCAACGAGTTGAGCACAGGCAGACGCTTTTGCTTCGCCGTCATGTTGGGCAACTTCGTCGCGAGTTGCATGACGGCCGAATACTGCGGCACGCCCTGGATGATTTCCCGAGCCACTTCCTCGGGAATCAAGGCTTCCGCGTCGGTGCGAAGGATCGCATTCGTAGGCATCTTCTTTTCACTCTCCCGCAAATGAAATTAGCGCCTTGCGGCGCTGCGAATGAGGTCGTTCATGCTGAAGCCGGCTCTTCCTCCGGCTCCGTCGCTGGGCGGCGTCCGACCGCCAGCGGCCATGCGCTTCGTGACTTCTTCGGACACAGCAGCGTCCCAAAGCTTTTTGAAGTCCTCGATGCGCTGCTTGGTCTGCTCGACATCGTCGCCGAGCACGAACGGTTTGAATTGGATCGGCAGGTTGGCCTGGGCCAGCAGGTTCGTCGCTTCCAGCTCGACCGTCTGCCGTTTCAACGCCGCCTCCTTCTCCAGCAGTTCACGGCGTTTTTTCTCCAGCTCGTATTGAATCTTTTCCTCTTCGGTCATTTTTGCCTGGAGCTGTTGCTCAAGCTGCTTGAGCTGCTTCGAATATGCCGTCCTGACCCGGTCCTCGGCGGACTGGATTTGCTTCTGCAGCCATGTTTCCAGTTCGGGCGTCAGTTGATGCCCGCTCTGACCGCCAGAATCGCCTCCAGAGCCGCTTTGGCCGTCGCCGGCACCTGCACCATTCCCCTGGCCTCCTTGTTGGCCCTGCACGCCTCCTGCGGCGTCAGTTCCCCCACCTTGGCCAGCGTCCGCCGCAAAGAATTGCAGATCCATTCTGAGCGGCGTCAATTTGAGCATGTCTTGCATTCGCTGATTCCTCCATTTCTCGAGTTCGGCCATGCCGACGCCCTACGCAGAGTTCGCCGACACCCGCCCTCAGGTTTTTAAATAGAAAAACAGCCGCGTTACGGCTGCTTTAACCGCGTTTTCTTCCATTCCTCGAACGTGATGTCTGCCAGCTCTTTGTGTGTCTTGCGCTGGATCTCAGCGATTCTGTACGTCGTGAAGCACCGGCAGTTGATGTCGTGGGCGGCGACACCGGTATTTCCCGGTGCTTTCCCGTACCCGCCGCCCGGGCGCAGTTCGAAGTCCTCATCCACCCGGACTTCCTGCCCGTCCATCAGCCGGTGGTTTGCGGCTGCCGTGTGCCGAACCTTCTCGTCGTGCAGCGAATTCCACTTCTTCATCATCACGACGCCCTGCGCATCCGCATGCTGCGCGCTGGCCAACGTCGCCGCCTCCTGGATCCGGTGCGCCTCCGTACGGACGATCCGGACAGTGTCCGCATGGCTGGTATTCAGCACATCACGGACGTTCGCGGTCATCTTCTTCAGCGTGCTGCCCTCGACCAAGTCTGCTGTGATCCTCCGGAAAAGCTCGTCGACGGTCTGCCGGCGGAGCCGGGAAAGCCGCCCTTTCAGCGTTCGCCCGCCTACCGGCTCTTCAATGATGCGGTCGATTTTCTCAAGCGGAATCGCGGCATACGACAGACGCGCCCGGCTCTCCCGCTCAATCGCCCAAGCCATCCACTCATACGAATGCGAATACGCCTGCCGAAGCAGCCGCCGCAGCGCCCGCTGGTTCTTCGCACTCATCTTGTCCACCTGGGCCATGATCTGCTTTTCCAGGCGACGCAGGCGGTTGTACTTGGCCATTTCCTCGTAGGTGAGCTTCCCATCGGTTTCCAGCTTGGCGTACAGCAGACCGATCTCGGCGATGATGCTGTGAAGCGCGATTTCGAAGTTCCGGCGGATCTGCGCCTCGACGGCCGCTGTCTGCTTCTCGTTGGCTTTGCGCAGCTCGTCCTCGTACTTGTCCAGGCTCATACAGCATCATCGCCCTCGTCGTCTGGCAGATCCAGTTCCGGGATTTCGTCCCGTTCTCGCTGCATCAGCTCGATCTCGTACTGCGCGTCGTCGACGAACGACAGCTGGCTGAGCCGCGTCTGCTCGCTGACCATGCCTTTCAGCTGGCGAGTCGCCTGCGCTTCATAGAGAAGATCCCGCGGGAAGTTCCGCTTAAACTCGTACCAGACGTTCAGCGGGTCGAACCGGAGCGAAGGAGTTTTCATTTTCCACGGACCGGCGAGCAGCTCAAACATGCGTTTCGACGCGGATCGGAACTTGTTTTCGAAGAAGCCAGTCTTCATCTCCAACCCGAGAAGCCGGTATTTCCGGGCCTCCCCGGACTGCGCCCCGCCGCCGAATGCATCGTCCGACAGGTCGGGTGTCTTCGAAAACCGATAGATGTTGTCGTGCAGGCGATCCAGATGGTGCTCCACGATGGCGTCATCCAGCTGCTTCGTGATGAACTTAATGTCGCCGCCATCCGGGACACTGAACGCTCCGGTCCTGCGCGCCTCGTTGAGCGTTTCCTCGTCGATCTGGCCGCCAACAAACGCCATGTACGCTAGGCGGAACGCCTCGATCTCGCTGTTCACGTCGGACATGGTCCGATCATAGGCGTCGATCAGGCTGAGCACCTTCTCGGCATCGCCCTGCAGCTCGGCATTGTTTGGGAACCCGACGACCGGGCACATACCGAACGGATGAAGCTCCGGCGGCTTTTCGACCTGGTACGTCCCGCTGTTCGACCGCGTTTCGATGAAAAAGTGCGTGTACGTCTCGTCGTAAAACTCCACTTTCCGGATCGGGCTGTCGCGTTCGTCAAGCACCGTGTACACGTACAGGGCGTAATCCGGCTCCGTGATGTCGCCGGTGGTCGTCAGGAACACCGTCCCGAATGCCGGCAGGTTCTTTGCTCGCTCTCGGGCCTGTTTGTCAATGTAAAGGAGCCTGGCTCCGTATCCGCAGATCGCGGCCATCTTCGTGACCTCGACGTCCAGGTCGGGCAAATTGTTCAGAGCTGCGAACCGCGTGATGAGGCCCTGGGCTTCCTCGTAATTCGGATCGTCCTTCGCGTAGTTGTAGCTGATCGGATTCCCGGCGAAGTAACCGACTTTCATGTCGACAATCTCGCCAAAAAAATCATTGGCGACCCGGTTGTTGACTTTCCTCTCGTCGGCGAGCCGTCGCTGGAAGATGGGTATCCCCTGCGGATCACCCAAATACCGCAGGTACAGCCTCTTCATCTCCGCCTGTCGCGGCTCAAATTTTCGAAGAATGCGCTGCACCAGCTCCGGCGTGATGCCGCCCTTCTGGATTTGCTCGATTTCGTAGCTGAAATCCGGGAGCAAGCTATGTCACCTCCTATCTGGCGATGGTCGGCGCGGCTTTGATGGTCCGCATGTTGATTTCGCTTTCCAAGGCATACCGCACTGCGTCGATGCTGTGGTTGTTGCGGTCCGGGAACCCAGCTTTCCAGTTCCCGTTCGCGTCCTTCTCCAACTCGTACTGCGTGAATTCGCGCAGCGTGTTCGGGCACCGCACCGGGTCGATGATGATTTCTTCGAGGTCCTGCAGGAATTTGATGCCGTGGTCGACCGAATCGGGTCCTTTTTTCGCACCGACGATGTTCAACCCCAGCTCTCTGAACTCGTTAATGGTCCTTGGCTCAGCGGAGTCAGCGATAACCTGCCGGTTATTGGGGTTTTGCCGCTTGATCTCTTCGACGGCATGCCGGTTCTTCAACCCAACCTTGTGAATCTCGAAAAATATAAAAAGACGCCTGCGCGTCTTGTCATAATGGCATTCAGTATAGTGCAGCGGGTCCGAAGCGTAACCAAAGTCGAGGCCGCGATAAATCCTGTCGAACCGAGCGATCTCCTCGTCCGTGATGACGCGGGCCTTCACATTCGTGAACACTTCACCGCCCGTGCCGTTTGGCACGCCAAGATATTCGTGCTCGTATGCGGACGGGTTCACTTTCTGCAGGTGTTCGGCCTCGATCAGGAACTGCTCGCCCAGCCACTCTCGGGGCACATCAAGGTAGGTGCTGTGGTGCACGAATGTGTCCGGCCGTTTTTCCAGGACGACGGTGTTCACCCAGCTGCTAACCGACCGCGGTGGGTTGAATGAATAGAACACGTCGAACTTCTGTCCGCCCCGCATCAGCGATTGGTTGATAATCCGGATTTCGTCCGGTCCGTTGAACTCGTCCACTTCCTCGTACCAGATCCAGCGGATGTACCCGCGCTTGACTTTGGTCGACTTGATTTTCCGGGGCTTGTCCGCGCCCCGGAAAATGATCCGCTGGCCGGTCGGGATGTAGACGAGCTCCAGCGGGCTCAGTTTCGCCTTCCACAGATGGCTAACGCCGAGTACGTCGATCGCCCATAGCAGCTGTTCGTAAACGCTGTCCTTCAGGTTCGCGGCGACCTTCCGAAGCACGACGGCGTGCGTTCCCGGGTGCCGCATGATGCCGAGGATGATGACCAGGCTGATGAAGGACGACTTCGTGCTGCCCCGGCCGCCCTTCAACCACCAGTGCGTGTACGCTCCCTGCTTGATGAGGTGGTACAGAGTGTAAAACGAGGCGGCAATAAGGCGTGACAACCTAACCATCGCTTTCACCTGCCGGTGACTGCAACGGGACGTCGTCGATGATGGTCGCCGAGCCAGCGTGGCCTGCGTCCTCCAATTCCTTCGTCTCCGCCTTCACCTTCGCAATCTGCGCCCGCATCAGTTCCAGCTTCACGCGGCGTTCGTCGTCCTCAGGGGCAGCAGCCAGATACTGCTTGATCAGCGAATTGAGCGTGCTGATCGCGGCTGCCTGGGCTTTCAGGAAGTTGGCGTACTTGTCCCACGCGAACTGGATTTCCCATTCACGCTCGGTGAACACGCCGCCTTCCTTCACCTTTTTCAGCTCCTTGGTCACGTCGTCCCGATCCCGGACGAACATGATCTTCTGCGCCCGGATGATGGCGGTGAATTTCATGACGATGCTGTGCCAGAGCATGTCGAGCGGATCGGCCTCGGCAGCCAGGTCGAAGACTTCCAGAAACTCCTCGTCCTGCGGCATGTATTTCCGGTAAAGGCCGTGCTTGACGGCCCGATCGTTTCCCGGCGGGGCGCCCGGGCCGCCACGGTTGCCCTTGGCGTTTTTGTTGCCCTTCGGCGCACCACGGCGCGGATCTTCCCGGTTCTCCCAATCGTAGTAGTGCTTCCATTTGCGCACCATTTCGGGGCTGACGCCGAGCTCGTCGGCGATCCATTTCAGCTTCCGCGGCCGCCCGGCCTTGCACCACATCTTGAATGCCTTGCGCTCCAAGGGGCTGCGTTTCTGCGCCACTACATTCACCCCACCTCCGGCACAATTGAGTCTGTTTTCACGTTGAAGCGCTTTCCGGCTGGAAGCGTTCCAAACGAAGCGATGAAAAAACCGAGGAAAAATCCCTCGGTGATTTTCCAGATACTTGCTCTACACTTTGACTAAATACTGATTCTGTCAAACTCGTAAATTCGCTGATCCCGCAATTTTCAAGGCTTTAGCGACTGCAAATTTCGAGTTTAACCATCACCCGGTTTTTGTAAAACTCAACCGGAGAACCATGCGATCGAGCATGTCCTGAGTGAGGCCCAAATACCGCAAAGTGACCTCCTGCGACTCGTGTCCGAACGCCTCCATGAGTAACGCTATGACATAGCCCCACTGCTCCGGCGGGGCGTTCAAGAGCAGGTGATAGCCCCACGTTTTCCGGAGCGAGTGCGTACCAATATCCTTGAGACCGAAGCGCTTCGCGATATCCGAAAGCATGCGCCAGGCCATCTGCCGGCTGATCGGCTGTCCTTTTTCACCAGACGCCTTTTTTTGCCGCGAAGCGAATAAATATTCATCGTCGTCCATGTCCTGGATGTACATCATGAGATCGTCATAGTACGACGGGTGAATGATGAACCGCCTTTCTTTCCTGCGCTTCCTGCGGTTCCTGGTTTTCCTGGCGACGTAGTTGATGTGCAGCTGGTCGCGGACGTCGCCAACCTTCAGGTTAAGCAGATCGGAAATCCGCAGGCCGCAATGAGTTGAGTCCGTATAATTGTGTAAAAATGCTATACTCCCAAAAATAAGGGGAGCCATATTCAAATCCCTCAGTTAGAATGGTGGTGTCGAAACAACATTCTTCAGGAGGAGATCGAATATGGCTC